ATTCCCTCAAACGACGAGGTTTCAACAGCAGGACGACCGGACGGTGCTTTCAAAATTACAGGTTCTACAGGTTTTTTAGGTTTTTTCGGAGGACTAGGAGTTTTTGAAGTCCTCTCTTCAGGAGTTCTCTTGGTTTTCTTTTCTTTTTTTTTCGGAGGAGATATTAAGCGTCTGATACGTCCACGCAATCCTCTTTTTACCCTTCCTCCTTCTGTATCTGACTCAACTTCATCTGAAACAAAAACATCAATTAATTTATCATACCCTTCAGTCTCTTGTTCTTTGTAATAATGAAGTCTATCTACATAGTGTTTCTCAGGTGCCCCTTGATCCCACTCTTCAATAGCGGTATAAATGAGCTTAGATTTTGTGTAGAACGTTGCCTCCCTCATAGTAGGCAACATAAACTCCATTTGAGGTGATCTTACATAAACTAAAATTCTAACTAAAACATTTGTATCAGGCTTTGGGAACATGGCTGTCAACATCCTAGCCCTAATAGTTCCCATACTCATACCTTTATTGTAAGCCTTTTTACAATTAGCGAACGACATTTTATGAGACTTCATTCCGTGCACTCTCAGCATATGGTCACAAGAAGTATAAGCTACATTCATTACTGCAGTGCGAGTCTCTTGTAAATCAATAATTACCCCATATGTCTCATGTATATCTCTAAAACCTGGCTTTACAGTTCCATGAGGATCGTAATTAATAAACAAACGGCCTCTGGCAGTAGAAGGTGCAACAATTTCAAAGGTATATTCAATATCACCTCTCCACCAGTTGAAAAACGAAGCAGCCCAAGCTAACGGAGTACGAATACAATGATTTTTAGATGAATCTGTTTCATTAGACCAGATAGGGGTGACTGGAAACTCACAAATAATTTCCATTGCTTCACCAGAAATAGTGTCATTCCACAAAAGTCCTTTTCGTTGATAAATCGATGACAAAGCTAAATGATCAGGTCCAGGTGTCATGCGTTTAAGATCTAACCCTTGATGAGGGTCATAGGTAAATTTGACAGCGTGATCCTGTGTTTGAGAGTAAACGAAATTAGTGCTATGACGGACTCTATAAGCAGTATATTCCTGAGATACGTTCGGTCGGGACATTCCAAACATCTTCGCGATATCAGCGACTCCCATGGCTCCTGCTCCGATAGCCGTTGCTACAGGATTTAACATAGGAACTTTTGATACTACATCCGCGACAGAGGCAACTTTAGTGGCTACATCTGAAATCTTACTAGTTTCAGCCGCTTTTTCTTTTTCTACTTCTTCTCCTCCCATTTCTCCTGATACGGAAAATCCATAACCCGTAGGGGGTCCCAAAACTAAATTATTCATCTTTGCGGTCACCAACATTCTCAATGAATCTCCTGAATGATCGTTATCTACATGGAACATTCTTGCAATTGGCATTATGTACAATAAACCCATCTGATTTGTTAATTCATTTTGATTCACTTTTATGTACACGGCAGATTTTAACAAATACAACGGAAGAGCAAGCTCTGCTGTATCATCAACTCCTATATCAATGATAGTTTTATGTTCAGCATTATACAACAGAGCAGCTTTCTTCTTCCAAGACCAAGACAATTCTAAAAACTTTTTAATTTTTTCTGATTGAAGGTATGGAATCCATACGATCAAAATTTTTCCAGCGTGGTAAATTGACGATGACAAAGTAAATCTCAGAGTTAACTCTCCCTTAAATGAAAATCTATTTCTTAACCGAGCCTTAATGAGAGGGAGCTGAGACCACATCTTGTAAGGTTTAAATGTATCAAAAAATGCCCCGCCTCCTATTTGATAGGAAAACAAAGGAACTTCTTGTTCCAAAAACCTCGGATCATGGCCTTCCACACCAGTTTGAGGGAATACAAAAGTATTCAAACCTGAATCTTTGTCTATATTCTCAGGACGAGTTAATAGACCGGCGCGCTCTTCTGATCCTCCTTGCATTTCAGACTTCAGTACCTGATTATCGAACCACTCTTTGATTTCATTGGCTTTCTCGGTAACTTCTTCATCGGAAGGTTCTCTATTGGGATCTTCTTCTATTTCTCCACCTACTGTAGACAATTCCTCATACTGAGATCCGTCCACTTCATCCATAGCTATTGCTAATTCCGCTTCAATTGCTTCCTCTTTCCATCCCTCTTCCTTCAAAAGTTCGATATGCGCTTGTTTCCATCGGATTCGATGTTTATTAACGTCACTCTTCATTTTTCGGACTCCATCTTTGATTTCCTGTAAAGTTTCAGCATTTTTCCTTTTCACCTTTTCATTAAACTTCTTCAATTTTTCGTTCGTGTCCTTGATTCTCTTAGATAATCCACTAAATGGTTTCCACTTCGGTTTACCGTTCTTAATTTTCATATGAGGTTTCTTTGCACTCTGTAATTGATTAATGCGATGCCATTTAGCATGAATTTGACGAGAACAAGGAACATCTTCAACTGATTCACCATTAACTAACCATCTTGGAACGTCAGAATATAAACTCCTATACATAAACAAATATTGTTTTTTAAAGGAGGTAGATGTAGCATTCCAATCCTGTTTAAATTCTTTTGATTTCTTCGAGGGAACATTCGTATATGACTTCAATTTTCTTACGGAAAGGCAGATATCAGCTGTATTAGCTAATGAACCTTGAAACCACTTCTTCATCTTTTCATTAAATTTCACGATTTCATTCTCACAATTATCCACATGTTCCTTGATGTAAATCGGGGATTCTGGATAAAAATCCGGATTAGAAGAACCTAGTTGAGATAAGAACATAGGAAAATGGTGAGATACTAACGTATACACAAATCCATACAAAATTTCAGAATATTCACTTCTTCCAGGCGGTGCTAATGACATTGCTTTCAAATCTTCAAAAACATCAACAGTCCAAACTGGCTTTACAGAACTCAGAGCAGTTAGAGGACTTGTGGTAAACTCTCGATAATAGGCCTTCCACAAATCTGGGTAAAACGATTTTAATCTCATCATTCGTAAAGTCTTATCCAATTTTGACAATGAAATTTCAGCTTCAGATTTAACGATAACATTTCCATCTTTTTCTCTATACACTTGGACAAACTGCTCCCACGTCGGGTAATACTCCATTAGAGCGTCCTTTTCAGCGCATCCTATATCTACCATTTTAGCAATCATCCACTCTCTTGTTTTGTTAAACCACTCTTCATCATCATAAAAGAATATCTCTCTCAAAACACTCCTCGAACTTTCACAAAACTGAGTCGCAGGTTCAACTGCGTTGGAGGGTAAATAGTGTGTCAATGTTTTCGCCAAACTCTTCTTATCTAAAACAGCCACTCTTCTTTGCAAAGCCGTATGATATTTGAACCTTCTCTTCAAAATATCCACATCATCAACTTTAACGTAAGGTTTTTCAATTGTTGTCTTCTTCGGAGTAGTAACTTTTAACCCGTACTCAAATTCAGAAAACTCAGCGTATGTCTTTACATTAAATTCGGGAACCTGTTCGGAAACACCTGCCACAAAATCATCTCCATAGATATATGGGTTTATCAACTTGTAAAAGTCTTTAATATCCCACTTGGTGGTCAAATTCATTGGATGATTTTTTCCATCTTCAGTGCACAGCATTGCAAATGCATAATGCAACATAAACAAATTACGGATAGTGTTATCCTCTGCTGTTCCATACTTTCCTGAAGGTTGCAATCCCGGACACTGGAATATAGTACCTCCCATCAATATCGTTGGATACAAATTGTCACTCAGTATCCCGTTTACACGCTTTAAAGCTTTCTTGTTGTAACCGAATTTCGACAACACTTTAATTTGAATATCATTCGAAGCTTTTCCTACATCAATTGGCATCTTCTTATCAAAACCAGAATAATCACCTTGAATAATAGTATTTGGAGTCTTTGCAAGGTCATTATAAAATTCATCTACATACTTAGAGTGCATATTTATTCCAATTAAGGA